AAACAAGTTTCTTCAGGCTTTTATCCATTAATTACTGAGATGGGTAAAGATATTGTTGTTCGTGCATATATTGAATGTCCTGAATGTATGGAAAAACAAATAAAAGAAGAGAAGTAAATGTCCTTAGAGATATCGAACCAAACATTAGCTGAATCTTTAACACAGCTGTCGGGAGATGTTTGGGACCCTAACGGAAAACAGAGAATTTTCGCTGAACTCCCGTTCGAGGTATTTGAGGGCTTTTACGGGGGAGCATTAGGAGGAGGTAAATCAGAATTACTTCTAATGCTCCCTATTCTATATAGGTTACATGAACATCCTAAGTTTCACGGTATATTCTTTAGGCGTACATTAACGCAACAGGATGAAACCCTTGTCATTAGAGCAAAATATCTCTACGGAAAAGTCGGGGGAAGCTACAACGAAACTAAACGAATTTTCACGTTCCCTAGTGGGGCAATTATTAGGTTTGCCTATTTGGAACGAGATGAACATGCTCGCGACCACGATGGCGCTGAATATCATTACGTCGCATTTGACGAGCTTACGCATTTTTCTGAATTTCAATACCTCTATATTACTTCCAGAATCCGCAGAGCAATTAGCGACTTACCTGTCATCATTAGAAGTGCAAGTAATCCAGGAAATATTGGTCACGGTTGGGTCAGGAAACGATTCATCGAACCCTGTCGTGAAGGTGGAAAACTCTTAGTTGATGCTAAAGGTAATAAAAGAATATTCATTAGAAGTTGGGCGACAGATAATCCTCAACTAACTAAGAATGACCCTACCTATTTAGATCGTCTCTCGATGTTACCTGAGCATGAGCGCAGGGCAAAGATAGAAGGCGACTGGTGGATATTTGCAGGTCAAGTATTTACCGAGTTTAGACACGAAAGATTGAATGGCGAACCAGAGAATGCATTACACGTAATCAAGCCATTCCAGATTCCTTATTATTGGCCTCGTTTGTTAGGTATCGACTGGGGACATTCAGCTAATACATGGGCAGGCTGGATGGCTGTCTCGCCAGAAAAGCGAGTGTATCTATATGACGAGTTCGTTATCAATAAGGCGACTATTAAAACATGGTCGGCTGAAGTTTATCGTCGTTCTTTGTCGGACCTTGCACAGATTAAATCTGTTATAGTAGATCCTTCTGCATGGAAGAATGAAGGACATGAACAGTCTATCATTCAACAGATAATATCTGGACTATTTCAATTAGGCGAACGAGTAGAGAAAGCAGATAATAATAGGTTAAGTGGTAAATTATTAATACATGACTTATTAAGATTTGAAGCACAACCACAGCCTAAGAATATCACACCTGGAGGGTTTAATCAAGCTACTTATGAATCGTTATTAAGAAATTTTAATGAAGCTACTGCACAAAAGTATGCTAAGTCTTTCCTGCCTAATCAAGAAATAAACCTTCCTCGATTACAGATATTCAATACCTGCGAAGAGATAATTAAAGTCTTACCTATCTGTGTCTACAATGAAGAACGTAGTACAGGCAGAAGTCAAAAAAGATATGAAGATGTAGCTGAGTTTAAAGGCGACGATGCTTATGATGGATTCCGTTATTTATGTAAAGGTGTAGATAGATATATTGATGAAGTAATGAAAGATGATACAGAGTTTAAACAGCTTGAGGCTATTGAACAGCATAGAGAAAAGACTAATGACAATACCTCATATTATATTCGGATGGCTCAACTCGATGCGGAAAAGCGAAAGCAAGGACTTAGTATCTCTAGACGAAAGCGATTATTCAGTCCTCAGCAAAGATAGTTTAATATTACTACTACGAAGTAGAGATCAGCAGATTGCTACCTATGAGCATCTTCTTCGTAATTATAGTAGTAATAGCGATAATAGTAATAAGAGTGTGGATGAGTCCGCGCCCGTGGAAATGAAAGAGTTAGCTCTTAATAAATTGAATAGAGCTAACATTAGAACTATCGGAGCTATTCTATCTAACAGGTCTAGAGATAGAGATAGATTTAAATTCAAGCCAATTAATAGGTGACTTATGCCTGATGAAATGCAAGACCCTCGAATTGCTATGATGCGCGATAGGTTTATGCAACATCGTGCTCAACAGGATCAAGCGCGAGGTCAATACGAAGGTGGATTATCTTTACCTGAACAGTTACCTCAGGGTCCAGTTGATCCTCGTTTAATGATGCAGAGACAGAACATGATGCAGCGTCCTACTCCGCCTCCTATGCCTGAACAAGCAATGGGACAGCCAGTTAATAGACCCATGCCTATGATGCCACAGAGACAGCCAATGGGAATGCCACCTGCTCAAGGAACACCTGCTCAGATGCCTATGGCTAATACTATGAATCCTAATGCACCTTCTGCTAGACCATCTATGGCTGGTAGACAAAATATGATGCGTGGACAGAATAGACAGATGGGTGCTCGTAATCAGCAGATGGGACAGCAGCAAGCTACTCAACGAAGTATTACACCTTTTTAAATCATGGCTAAGAAAGCCCGTAAGAATTTTAAGAAGGGTAAAGCATACAAGCCTAAAGTTAAATCTAAATTAATTAAGGCTAAGTATACTGGTCCCGGTCCTAGACAAGTCACTGCTGCTGCTATTGCTAGACGTAATAAAGCAGAAGATGAAAGAAATGACGATGATGGCTCTAATGAGCGTCGAGTCAATAGATTAGAAAAGCGACAAAGAGTCATAAGGATGTACTAAAATGCCTGAGGACTATCTTAAAACTTGGCGATCTATTAATCAAGCAGGTGGTCCAACAGAACCAGTCCGCTCTCATTATCCGCGAACTACGGCTAAGATTGGACCTAATAAAGGTTTAGGTAGATTAGATACTGAGATATCTGAGCCTGAACCTTTATCTGATTCTAATATTGCTAAGGTAATCATGAATAGATTACCGGGTGTTAAGACTGCAATGGATCTTGCATCTGATCCTGGTAATCTATTTGGTGGACCAATTGATGAAGCTACTAAAGCTATCTCTTGGTTTAATACAGTAGCTGCTCGTGAAAAATCAGGTGAGAATTTAATTAAACTATTACGTTCTCGTCACGCAGAAGGTACGCCTATGCGTGAAGCAGTTGAGAAAACATATACTAACTATCCTAGAACCTTTGCACATTTAGGTGATATTGATAATACTGTTTCTAAGCGTTCATATCGTGGTGAGCATACTACTGAGGCTTATCCACAAGGTAAATTTTTAGATACTCATATTTATGATGAAGCTGGTGATCCTGCTGGAACTGTACCTAAGTTAAAAACTACTAGAGAGTCGCGACTGACTAGCGACGAAGAGATGGATGAGTTCATAAAAGGTAACTCGTTTATTAATCCTAGAGAAATGGCTATTAATAATCGAGTAGGTATTAGACCTGATGTAATGGATACACCTCAAGGTGAAGTTACATTTAGACATGAATTAAATCATGCTGCACAGAATATTCGACGACCGTATGAACATCCTAATGATGTAGTAGCTGGTCGTGATCAGATCTCAGGACTACATGATTCGGGTACAGATTTACCTTCTCTTGATTATAGACTAGAGCCTGTAGAAGTCGGTGCTCGTTTTGGTCAAGAGAAAGGATTAAATAAAGGTGCTAGACCACTTAAGAAACATGCTGATATCATTAATGCTGAATTAGATAGAGTTATTAATGATTATAAGATTAAGACTGGTTATGCTAAAGATTATCCACTCTATCAAGAAAATTATGGTGCTGTAGCTGGTGGTAAAGGTAAGAAAGTTTATCCATCTAAAGGTGATCTGGCTAAGTCAGAACCAAAAGTATTAGCAGCAGCTATTAAAAAGATTAATGATCATGTACTACCTAACTTTAATAGAGCTAGGCCAGCGAGTGATCCATTAGTCTTTACACTTAATGGTACAGTAATACCGAAGATTGAAGGTATGCTTAAGAACCCTGAGAAATTAGGCGACTTCATTAGAGATATTAAAGTTCAGCGATTGTCTCAAGTAAAGTAGATAACTATGTCCTTTCCTTATCCAGACGAACTTGCTTTACTTAATCAGGCACCTGCTCCTGAAGAAGAACAGTTACCTCTACCTGAAATGGAGATGGAAGCTGAACCTGAACCAGAGCCAGAATTAACTGAAATCAGAGCAGAAGATAAAATCACTGACGAGGAATTAAAAGCTGATCTAGCATCAATATGCGTCGATATTGACAACGCTGACAGATCTTTGCGTGACTGGCGTAATCGGTTATATAAGAAGCTCGCGATGTATTGGGATGGTGATCAAATTCTTTATTATGATGACCAACTTCAATCGTGGGCACCTGTGGCGCAAGGTGGATATTTAATTCATAACAATGAAGATGTTGATTTAGATGATTATGCTAAGGTCATCAATGTCTATAAAGCTTTCGGTCAATCGATTACTGCTGCTCTTACTAGTCAGCCTCCTAGGGTTAAGTACATACCTTCTGACGCTGACATTGCAAAAGATATTGATACTGCTAAAGCATATGAATTAATTCAGAAAAAGAAAATTGAAAAGTTTAACGATCCTGAAGAACTGATTCAGAAGTTCTGCAAGATTCGTTACAATCAAGGATTAGTCTTTGGCTATATCTATGCTAAAGAGAATGCTAAACTTGGTTACTATAAAGAAGAAATCAAAGATACTAGAATCAATCAGATTCCAGTTTCAAAATGCTCAGCCTGTGGTCAAGAGATTAACGAACCACCAGATGAGATGGGTAATTCCACTTGTCAGGCATGTGGGACAGTTGGACCAGCGATTAATGATGTCAAAGAGGAACCAGAAGAATTTGTTAAGGATTATAATTTAATTCCTAAACATGAAATTTGTATTGATTTATACGGACCTCTTAACGTAGAGATTCCTTTATTCGTTACAGATTTAAATCAGGTTCCTGTATTAACTCTAACTACTGAGATGCATTACGCTGATGTAATGGATCAGTTTAAGTTAGACATTAAACCACAGACTAGTGAGAATGTAACTGATCAGCGATGGGTTAGATTACCTAATCGTTACTTCGCTGATAGTGAAGAACTGGTTACAGTTAAACAGCGATGGATTCGTCCGTGGGCATTTAACATTGTTGGCGATCTAGAGAAGAGAGCTAAGTATAAGGCTCTTTATCCTAATGGTGTCTACTGTGTATTCTTAGATGACATTCTTGTAGTCGCTGATGATGAGAATTTAGATGAACATTGGGTTGTAGGTAAAGACCCACTTGAAGATCATTTACAAGGTATTCCTTTAGGTAAGGATACTGTTGATATTCA